GAATGATTGAGTTCACAGGATCTATTACAGGAAATCAAATTGTAACTATTCCACTTGATGTTCAAACTTTTTATTTTTTAAGAAATTCAACTTCAGGAGCTTACACAGTTCAATTTAAATATGCTTCTGGTTCAGGAGATTCTTTTACTTTTTCAGCTACAGACAAAGGTGATAAAATTGTTTTTGCAACAGCAAATGATGGTACAAACCCTGATATTGATACATTAGGAATTGGAACTGGTATATCAGATGTTGTAGATGATACATCACCACAATTAGGTGGCGATTTAGACGTTAATGGGAATGATATTGTTTCTACTTCAAATGCAGATATTGACATTATTCCAAACGGAACAGGAGATGTTAATCTTGGTGCAGATACAGTTCAAATAGGAGATAACAACGCTAATGCTACTCTTACAACTCAAGGAACTGGAGATTTAATTTTAAATACAAATAATGGCACAAATGCAGGTACAGTAACACTTGCAGATGGTGCAAATGGAGACATGACTTTAGCTCCAAATGGCACTGGTAGAGTAAAAATAACTAATGCTTCACCAGGAACAAGTTCAACACAAATAGCAACTACCGATGGAAAAAGTCTTGTCTTCTCCATGGTTTTCGGATATTAATATCAAAGGAGAATAAAAAATGGCAACACCGAATCTTGTAAATATAGCAACAATCACACCTAAGAATGCTATGGGTAGTTTATCTGATACAAACAGAACTACTATGATTGACGTACCTGCAGAAACTGCAGTAAGAATTGACACAATATTATTAGCAAACATTGATGGGACTAATGCTGTTGACGCAACAGTAGAAATTAGTAACGACAATGGTTCAACTTATTATAAAATTGCAAGTACAATTTCAGTACCTGCAGATTCAACATTAGATTTAATTAGTAGACCAATCTATTTAGATGAAACAGATTTAATAGCTGTTACAGCAGGAGCTGCAAACGATCTAGCTTTTCATGTTTCATATGTAGAAATGGTTGATTAATTTTAAGGAGGAAAGATAATTAATGCCTAGAATAATTAAACCAGCATCAGGAAGTTTTACAACAGCAGATATTACTGTTGATTCTTCTGGAAGAATTATAGCTGCATCTACGGGTGCTGCAGGTGGTGGTAACATGGTTAGAACTTTTCAAAAACATGATGATGGAACTGCTACATTTACAGCTCAATCTACATCAACTAAAATTCACGTTTATTTAAGAGGAGCTGGAGGCGGCGGTGGAGCCGGAAATGGTGGAGAACCTGGAAAAACTGGTGGATATGGTGGTTTTGGATTTTTCAATATACCTATATCACAACCTTATTCAGTTCCTTACACACTCGGAGCTGGTGGAGCTGGTGGTCCTTATCACCAAGCTGGATCAGCAGGAACAGCATCAAGTTTTAATACAAACTTAGTAGCTAACGCTGGAAACGGTGGTCAAAAAAATGGACAAGCAGCAGGAAACCCTGGAACACTTCAAAATGAATCTTATGCTTATATAGATGGTAATCCATTTGCAGAATCTAATGACGTATTATTTGTTCCTGAAGGAATGTCTCACAAGGGATCAGATGATGGATATCAAACTTTATTTGGTTCTTTTTATAATAACATTTATCAAAAAGCTGCTCCAGGTGATCAAAGAAGCACTTATGGTGGATTAGGTGGGGCTGCAGGAGCAGGACCACAAGCTGGCCAAGGTGGAGCTGGATTTTCTACAGGTGGAAAAAATGGAAAAGATGGATCTTTAGTTGTTTATGAGGATATAGGTTAATATTATGGCTTATTTAGTTTTTAAAAATGAAATTCATAAACAAACAGGAGAATCTTTACCTAAAGGTACAGCAACTTTTATTAAAGCAGCTAAAACAGATGCAGACTTACAATATCTTCATAATGGAATAGTTAACACTATTCAAACTGTTGAAATAACAGATGAAGAATTTGACAGTCTTGCAGATGGTAGTAAAGACGCTATAGTAGAAAATGATCCACATACTTTTGAAGATTTTCCTTGGGCTGAACTAGAGGAAGAAAATAATCTTATGTCTAAAGAAGGATTTGACGATGATATACAAGAATATAAAGACCGTTTAACTAAGTTTATAAATAAAAGACCTAATCATTCACAAATAGGTAAAGTAACTTCTGCTCTTGATTGGGTAACTAATTTTGATACTTCAAGTATTACCTATCCCACAACATCAATCTCATTTAAAGCTAAACAAGCTAATAAGTTTGTAAGCCTTTATTATATATAAGACTTTACTTTTTAAATTAATTATATATATTCATATTAGAATTATGAAAGATAATGTAATAGAATTTTTATATCCTGAAAAAACTGAGTCTATTCTTAAGGAAGTTTTTCCAATAAGAGCAGTTAAAAATTTACCTGATTGGTATAAAAAATTAAAACACACAATGAAAAATAGAACTATAAAAGGATGTAGACCCGTTGCGGATGCTTTAACAGCAGGATATATTTTAAAAATGCCACAAGATCTTTATATAAAACATAACTATACTGAAGGAGTTAAAAAAGATTCTTCTTTTAATTATTCATTTGGACGTGAATCAGATGCTGCCAATAAATTAAATTTAAATGTAAATACAAATACCCCTGCAATACACCCTATAAAACAATTAGGAGGTAAAGAAGGAGGATGTCCTTTTGTTAAAACAAATAGTAATTTTCCTATTTATAAAATAGTTAATCCTTTTAGAATTAAAACTCCACCAGGTTATTCTTGTTTATTTATCCCTCCTCTTAACAATAGAGATGATAGATTTGAAATTATATCTGGAATAGTTGATACTGATAATTTTCCTACTTATATTAATTTTCCAATAGTTTTAAACGGAGATAAATACCCTGTTTTAGAAACTGTTGTTAAAATAGGAACACCTATAGCACAATGTATTCCATTTAAAAGAGAGGATTGGAAAATGGAGATAAAAGAAGATTACACAGATCAAAATGCAAATATTTTAACAGCAACAAAAAGACTGCTTCATGCTTATAAAACAATGTTTTGGAGTAAAAAATCATGGAAATAGAAAAATTTATTAAGATATACGATGGTGATATTGATGTTAGACAAATTGCAAGTTTGATAAAATATGCAAATAATAAAGTTAAGTTTGAAGATGCAGGCATAATACTTGAAAACAATAATAAAACAGACAAAGGAGTTAGAAAAAATATAAGAAACACAAAAGTGCATAGTTTTACTAATGCAGATAAAAATAATTTATCTTCAGCACATTGGGGTCATTATATAAGGCATATTATTAGAGATAAATTTTTTAATAAATATGATAATGAATATCCTACAACAGCTACTTCAATTAAATCTGTAGATCTTTTAAAATATGAAGTAGGGGGTTTTTATAAACAGCATATAGATAATCATGGTAAATTCCCTAGAACTGTAAGTGTTATTATATTTTTAAATAATGATTATGAAGGTGGTGAATTAAATTTTCATAATCCATTAACTAATGAAATATATCAAACAATAAAACCAGCTCCAGGTAGATGTGTAATGTGGCCATCTAATTTTATGTATCCTCATTCTATATCACCTGTTACAAAAGGAACGCGTTACTCAGTTGTATCATGGATAGCTTAAATTGGAAATATAAGATAATACCTAAAGTTTTAAGTGCGGATGAAATAAAACTAGCGCATAGTTATTTTAAAAATAAACATATGCATAATTCTGATAGTTTTGATTACACTCAAAATTGTGCAGATACTGCTTTTTATAAAGATCCTTTAACAGAAGTATTTTTAGTAAATAAAAAGAAAAAATTTGAAAAAAATATTAAATTAAAACTTAATGAAACATATTCATTTTGGAGATGTTATACTTATGGATCAGAGTTATTAAAACATAAAGATAGAAAATCTTGTGAAATAAGTGCTACAATTTTTGTAGGATCGGATGGAGAACATAAATGGCCTATTTATATGGATGGCAATAAAATTGATTTAAAACCAGGAGATGGTGTGATATATAAGGGTTGTGATATTTCACATTGGAGAGAACCCTATGAAGGTGATTATCATATACAATTTTTTTTACACTATGTTGATGCTAATGGAGATCACGCCAACCACAAAGGAGATGCTATAAATGAAAATATTACAAAATAAAAAAGATGGGTCAGGTCGAATTATATTTACTGATGAAGAGATAAAAATATTACAAGATAAAGGATATTTTGAAATAAGTGCTTTTTCTTTAAAACAAATAGGTAATCATTTAGTGCAATTAGCTGCAGACATTAATGAATATTTACCAGAAGAAACACTTTCTCTGCGTTCTTTTGAAGATGAACATATTCAACTTGAAAAGAAATAATCCATAGATTTTAAGAAAAATCTATATTATAGTCCCGTTATGCTACAAAAAATAGGATTTCAGCCCGGTATTAATAAACAGATTTCAGAGACCACAGCAGAAGGTCAATGGGTAGATTGTGATAATGTTAGATTTAGATATGGTACACCTGAAAAAATAGGTGGTTGGAAGCAATTAGGAACTGATGATTTAACAGGAGCTGCTAGAGGTCTACATCATTTTGTAAATAGTTTAGGTAGAAAATATGCAATTATAGGAACTAATAGAATTTTATATGCATATTCAGGGGGTATATTTTATGACATACATCCTATCAAATCTACAACAACTTTAACAAGCGCGTTTAGTACAACTAATGGATCACCCACAGTTACAATAACTTTCTCAGGTGCACACAATATACAAGAAGATGATATTATTTTATTAGATAATTTTAGCACTATTACTAATTCTAATTTTGGTGCTTCTGATTTTGATGATAAAAAATTTATGGTAACATCAGTACCATCAACCACAACACTCACAATTACAATGCCGTCAAACGAATCAGGAAGTGGTGCAACAACATCTGGTGGTATAAGAGTTCAACATTATTATCATGTTGGTCCTCCAGTTCAGGCAAAAGGATTTGGTTATGGATTAGGATCTTGGGGTGGTGAAGCTGCAGGAGCATTCACATCTACTTTAAATGGTGCTATAAGTGATTCTGCAACAAGTCTTACATTAGCAGATGCCTCTTTATTTCCTAGCACAGGAACTAATTTTATTATCATAGGATCAGAAGAAATTTCTTATACTGGAGTTACTGATAATACTTTAACAGGTTTAACAAGAGGGGTTGCTGGAACAACAGCCGCATCTCATAGTGATGGTGCAACAGTTACAAACTCTACAGACTATATTGCTTGGGGTGAAGCAGCATCTGGTGATTTAGTCATTGAACCTGGTATGTGGTCATTGGATAACTTTGGTGACAAAGCTATTTGTTTAATTCATAATGGTAGTGTTTTTGAATGGGACTCATCTCTATCAAATGCTACAACTACAAGAGCAACAATTATATCTGGTGCACCAACAGCGTCACGTCATATGGTTGTATCTACACCGGATCGTCACTTAGTATTTTTTGGGACAGAAACAACAATTGGTGATACATCAACACAAGATGATATGTTTATTAGATTCTCGGATCAAGAAGATATTAACACATATACACCAACAGCAACCAATACAGCTGGTACACAAAGACTGGCCGACGGATCACGGATCATTGGAGCGATTAGAGGTAGAGATGCAATTTATGTTTGGACTGATACAGCGTTATTTACACAACGTTTTGTAGGTCAGCCATTTACTTTTGCGTTTGCACAAGCTGGAACTAACTGTGGATTAGTTGGACAGAATGCTTGTGTTGAAGTTGATGGTGCTGCATATTGGATGTCAGAAAATGGTTTTTTTAGATATGCTGGTAAGTTAGAATCATTACCTTGCTTAGTAGAAGATTTTGTTTATGACGACATAAATTTAACATCAGGTAATCAAATGGTATCGGCAGGATTAAATAATTTGTTTGGTGAAGTTATATGGTTTTATCCAACTTCAACTTCATCTGTAGTAAATAGAATGGTAGCATTTAATTATTTTGATTCATCAAGAGAAAGACCTGTTTGGACAAATGGTACACTATCACGAACTATGTGGAGAGACTCTGCTGTATTTGGATTACCACATGCAACAGAATATGATGCAGACACAGATACATCTTTTGATGTTGTAGGAAACACAGAAGGTAAAACAACTTATTATGAACATGAAATAGGCACTGATCAAAATAAAAATGGAGTTGTGACTGCAATAACGTCAAATATATCGTCAGGAGATTTTGATATTACACAACAAAGAACACAACAAGGCCAGTCCACAGGTGTTGCAACATTTAGAGGGGACGGAGAATTTTTAATGAAGATTAGAAGATTTATACCTGATTTTATAGCTCAAACTGGTGATACACAAATTACTTTAGAAGTTAGAAATTTTCCTAACGATACACAAGCAAGCTCTGCACTTGGACCTTTTACTGTAACATCATCCACACAAAAAATAGATACACGTGCTAGAGCAAGGGCTATTGCATTAAAAGTAGCAAACACATCATCTAGTCAAAGTTGGAAGTTAGGAACTTTTAGATTAGACATACAACCAGATGGTAGAAGATAATGGCTAAAATTGTACAAGTATTAACAAGACCAAGTAGAGAATATGATGTAACAGTTGCTGAAGCGCAGGTTAGAGATCTCGATGCAATTGTAGAAAAATTAAATTCAACGTTTCAAGAAGAATTAAAAGATGAGGTAGAAGCTAGAAGTTTCTTTTTAGATTAATGGCAAATAGTTTTATAAATAAAAAAATAGATTTAACTACAACAGATTTAACTACACTATATACAGTGCCTAGTTTTAAGTCTTCTGTTGTAAAATCTTTGTTAGTGTCTGAAGACGCAGGATCAGGAAGTACAATAACAATAACATTAGTTGATGCTAGCGGTGTTATATTTAACTTATTTAAAGATAAAGCCATAGGATCTAAGGCAACAACAGAACTTTTAACTAATCCACTGATTATGGAAGAAGGTGAAATATTAAAAGTACAAGCTGCTGACGCAAATGAACTGCACGTCGTAGCTTCTATACTAGAAATACAGCCAAGAGAGGTAACAACATAATGATTGAAATACAGCCAGATAAGATTATAGAGAAGATAAGTAACAAGAAAACAGGTGAAAAATACAAGAATGATTCTGAATGGAAGTCAAAAGGCATACCACCAGAAGACATCAGAAGAGATGTAACTCTGATAATGCCAAGTCTTGATTTATTACCTAAAACAAAATAGAATAGAACGATGGCCATAGATAAATCAATAGATTATGTATTACAAGACGGTTACGAAAATTATATAAAAAATTCTAAATCTGTAACTGTTCCTAAAGAATTTAAATCTAGATCTGACGCAACACCAACAAAACTAGCTTACATCACAAAAGATGAAGCTCAGATGTTGAAGAAAATGAAGAAAGGCACGCCACACAAAGGACCATCTGGTATACCTAGCTATGATGATTACGATGCTAGAACAGGATCTTATAGATCAGGAGCTGCAATGAGTGCAGCTGAATCAGGAGGTAAAACTGAAAGAGATAGAGCGGATATGAGAGCAGCTGGTATTAGTCCACAAGAAGCTCAAGATTTAAGATCTGCAGCTATCGCTGCAGGTGCGGGGCAAAGAGTTAATCCTGGTTTTTTTGATAGTAGAAATGTTGTATCACCAGCAGAGTTAGCAAGAGCTAGAGCACTTAATCCAACTGCTTTTAATACAACGCGTGGTAGTGGGATTGGTAGTTTTATTAGCGGAGGTGGTTTGACTGGTGCTATTCTTAGAGGTCTTGGACAAAGATTAGGTTTTGGAAAAAAATATAATCAACCTACATATGATATGTCAAAATTTAACAATTTACCTTTAGGTGGATCTTCTATTTTTGAAAATTTAGATATTAGAGATAAATTTAATAGAAAAAATAATCTTGAAATAGATCCAAGACTAGAAGACTATTTAGAGTTTAAACAATTATCTCCTGATGATGTTACATTTGAAGAGTATTTAGAAAACATCGAAAACGCTCCTACAGGAATATTGCAGTCATCTGTTTTACCATCAAATAACTTAATAGCTTTTGCACCAAATACTAAATTAGATAGAACACTTAAAAATTTATATTCAGGATATGAAAATTTAGGTATTAAAAACCCTCAGATGTTAGATTTAATGAAACAAGATTTACAAGAAAATAAAGAAAAAGGAACTCCTCTTTCTTTACCAAAAGAAGCATATAGTTTAATAGGATAATTATGGCAATAAGTAGAATGCAACAACCCAGACAAATGTACGGACTCGGCAGTTTTGTTAAAAAAGCTGTAGGTAAGGTAACTAAACCTTTTACAAAGGTAGCTAAAAAATTAGTACCAAGAGAAATAGCAGGTATCATGAGAACAGCTGCACCTTTCTTACCACCCGGATATAGAGAAGCAGCATACCTATTAGGTACAGCAAAACAAACTGGTAGAATAAGTCCTATAGATTTAGCGTTGACTGCAGCTCCTACATTTTTTAGTAAAACAGATATGGGTAGAGGTATATCTCAACGTGTTGGTGATTTTAAATTACCTGGTATGGAAAGAGATCTAAGAACAATTGCTGTTGGTTCACCAAGAGAAGTAAATTTTAGCGAATTTCAAGGACCACAACAAATTACCGCCGCTGGAGCTATTGATCCAGGTATTGCAACAGAATCCATTCAAGCTGGTTTAGGTGGACAAAATATAGTAAAAGAAGCTACATCAGGTATATTTGGTAGAGGTGGTGATTTAAATTTATTAAAAGGTTCTTTGTTAACAAAACCTGATGGTAGTTTAAGTCTAACTAAAGCAGGTGCTACAGGTGTTGGTGTATTATCATTAATACAAAATTCTAAAACACCTGAAGAGGCAGGAAATGCATTAGTAGCACAAACAGGAAACTCTGATGATTATGAGAGAGGTGTACAATTATTTTCAGCATTACCACAAGGAGTATTTGATATACAAAACCCATATAGATTGGATTCAGCAAATGGTGGTTTGATGAGAACTAATTATGCAAATGGGTCAGAGTATATTACAAAAAGACCAAATTTTTTTAAAGATTTATTTTTAGAAAGAGAAGGTGGGGGCGGTAGAGATTTTATGATTCCTGAAAGAGCTGCTGACTTTAGAAAATATTATAAAGATGACGGAGGATTTGGAGTTTTAGATGCACCTGAAGGTGTTAATATATTTACAGGCGCTGATCAAGCTAAGAAAATAAATTTAGACATGGCTAAAGAATTAGAAGCTGAAAGAATTTTACCATCTTTAAATGCTATGTATAGTTCAGTAGTAGATAAAATATTAGACATAGATGATGAAGAAACAAAACAAAAAATGATGAATGATGTTAATAATTCTTTTGATATAACAGAAGGAAGTGGTTTTCAAAAAGCTGCAAATGCTTATTATAGAATTATTCAAAAATACGGTTATCTTCTTGACGATAGAAAAAGAGGTTTAGGATCTATGCAGGCTAGAAAAGCTCAACAAGCAAATGGTGGATTGATGAGAACTAATTATGCATTTGGAACAGGTGAAAAAGGTGTTGTTAATCCTTTTCAACCTAAACCACAAGGACCTGTATTACCAGAAGAGGATAAACCATTTACACCAAAACCTACACCATCGAAAATGGCTGAGTTTGATTTATTAGAATACCAAGAAGAATTTGAAAGAGTCTTTCCTGATATGAAAGAAAAAAGAGGAACAGAAGAATATAATGACATGTTAGAGGATTATTTTAGAGGACTAGCATCTAAAGATAAAGAAGGTATCATGATGGCATCGTCTAAAACTTACATGGACTATGTAAGAGCAGCGGTAGAATTAGGATTAAAACCAATACGTATTGACGAATTTGAATCATTAACACCAATCATGGATGTAAATGAAATATTAAAAGTA